AGGAGGGTAGGGGCAGGGCAATCCTGCCCTTTACTTTTGGAGAATGTAAAAGATGACACATCATATTGAAAATAGCACTAATACCCTTTCTAAACTTTTGGAAAAGGTAAAAGATCAAGCCGCGAGATCCGCGGATTATTTGGCACCAACCAACAATTTGCAGAAAGTCACTTCTGAAAACGGTGCGCCGGGTCTTGTTATAGAAGCTAGCCGCGGTGTTCCAACAAAGCACTTCAAAATAAATGATACCGCCTTTGGCCAAATGGCAACGCATGCCGGAATTGATACCCGGACGGCTCGTCGGTTACAGCGGGGTTATTCAAAGCAATATGACAATCTTTTAAATGCTATTTGGGATAACGAGGTTAGCGTTCGGATGGTCCGCACTCATTTAAATACTGAAAAAGAAGCGGGCACTGTTGGAGATGATGGCGTTGTGCGGGCTTGGGTTTCTGATAAGTATAAAACGTTTGATAACGACAATTTATTGGAAAGCATTTTGCCGCCTATAATGGAAAAAAACTTACAAGTAGTTAACGCTAATATTTCAGAAAAGCGGATGTATTTACGCCTTAAATCTTTGGATCAATTAGGCACTGGCGCAAACGTCGGCGACCATATGGCTAACGGTTTAGGTTTTGGAAATAGTGAAGTCGGTTCAGGATCGGTTTCTGTTTATCAAATTGCGTGGACTTTGGCTTGCTTAAACGGGATGCAAACCCAAAACAAAACCCGATCAAGTCACATAACATCTGCCCGGGACGGGGATGACTGGGGGCTTTTGTCTGCTGACGCTAAGAACGCGGATAATCGAGCGTTAGAATTGAAATTGCGCGATTTGGTAGGCCACTATTCCAGTCGGGAAACTTTTGACGACATTTGCAATCAGATGCGCATGGCTGCGCTTGATGTTATCGAAGGGGAAGCTACCGACGTGACGGACGTTGTTAATAATTTGGGAAAGGTCATGCAATTAACCAAAAAAGAAAACAGCGACGTTCTTAATGGTTTGATGGCAACGATAGGTCAAAGTGGCTTTGAGCAATCCAAACCGCTATCACGTGCTACTTTGGTTAACGCTGTGACGGCCGTTTCACACCGGGCAGATATTGATGACGTCGACACATGGCAACAACGCGGCGGCCAGCTGCTCAATATGAACGCTCGCGATTGGAACCGCGTGGCCGCATAATCGACACTATATAATAGAACATCGGGCCCGCCATTGCGCGGGCCTTTTTTATTTGTTTGATCTTTATAAAGTTATATGCGATAAATCCCACAGCCGCAGGCATTCCGTCAGCGGATATTTTGGAGAATATCACATGGCTTTAAATTGGGATCTAGGAAATATTGAAAATTTCAAATCAGTTTGCCGAAATGACGACGAAAGTTTACGCGAAGAAACCGAACTTCTAATCTTTTACACAATGCATCTCGGTATCAATTCAATCACGGAAAGCAACGTCAAAAAATTTACACTTCGTTTCCGAATGTTCGAAGTGCTGCACGGGATGTCTAAATGGCGGAACGTAAATGGCGAACGGATTAATGCAATTTCTGATACGTTGATTAAAAACCACATCGGTCTCAAAACAAACGCCTCGAGCCTATCTGATGCCCAATTCAATAAGAACATGCTTCGGCAGCTGGTGCGTGAAGCGGAAGCAACGTCCGAAAACATGAACCGGAGAGAAGCGGCATGAAAAAGATAATGCATCTGTTAGAAACTAGCATCATTGTCGAGCTAATCGCCGCGGTTCTAATCTTCGTAATACCTCTGACGATACTCTTCATAAATTAAACCTCAACCCATACTTAAAACGATCTAGCCCGCCATGTGTGGGCTTTTTCTTTGCGTGGTGCCCAATAGTTAAACAAGCGAGGCCGCGCCCTTCGATCCCCGGCCAAACGTACCGCTCCCAAGATCCGCTGGCCTATGTCCTAAAACTTTCCCCAGCTGGCCAAGATCCGCGAGCAAATCGCGACGGCTGCCGACACAAAAACTGCGCCGGGATATCGCCAATCGCAATAGTTATCTCTCTTTTAAATGTCCGCGGTCCGCGATCCGATGCGCCCGGGTCCCTTCCATATCGGGTCATAAAGCTATGGTTTTAAACGATAAACCGAGATCCGCGGCGCGCGCGCCCACGTTCGCCGGGTCGGGGGCTAGGGCCATGTTTCTCTCAAATATTTACATAAAATTTGGTTTGGCCTATAACTATCTTATAAAGCAGTATATTATCCCATAAATAGATAGGGTCCCCCGATGAGTTCCAACTTAAATCCTGCGCAGCAAGAAAAGGCTTTGAAGCTTGAGTTAAGGCTCGCACAGATCGCCAAGAACGAAGGGTGCCAATTAAATTTTTTAGATTTTGTACGCTCTCAATGGCCGGAGTTTATTGCTGGCAGGCATCATAAAATAATTGCGGAAAAGCTTGAGCGGGTCGCGAGCGGCGAACTAAAGCGTTTGATTATTAACATGGCTCCACGTCACACGAAGAGTGAGTTTGCTTCGTTTTTGTTTCCAGCGTGGATGATGGGCAAGAACCCTAGCATGAAGATAATACAGGCGACGCACACGACGGAGTTGGCGGTTAACTTTGGCCGGAAGACGAAGAATCTTTTGGACATGGACAGTTACAAGATGGTTTTCCCTGAAGTTAAGTTAGCGGCTGATAGTAAGGCGAGCGGTCGGTGGGACACGAGTGCTGGTGGAATGTATTATGCTGTTGGTGTTGGTTCGAATTTGGCGGGTCGTGGTGGAGATTTAATAATCATTGACGACCCTCATTCGGAGCAGACTGCGATGAGCGCGCATGGTTTTGAGGATGCTTGGGATTGGTATACGGGTGGTCCACGTCAGCGTTTACAGCCGGGTGGTTCGATAGTTTTGGTACAAACTCGTTGGTCTGAGAAGGATATGACGGGTCAGTTATTGAAAGCGATGTCGAAGGATCCTTTAGCGGATCAGTGGGAGGTTGTTGAGTTACCTGCTATTTTTGAGGACGAGACTCCTTGTTGGCCTGAGTACTGGAGTTTGGAGGATTTGACTGCGGTCCGCGCATCTATACCTCCTAGCAAGTGGAATGCTCAGTATCAGCAGAATCCTACTGGTGAGGAGAATGCTATTATTCCTCGGGAGTGGTGGCGTCGGTGGGATAAGAAGGTTGTCCCTCAATTAGAGTATGTGATTCAGAGTTACGACACGGCGTTTAGTAAGCGTGAGACTTCGGATTTTTCTGCTATTACGACTTGGGGTGTGTTTTATCCCAACGAGGGCAGCAACGGACCTAATTTAATATTGTTGGACAGTAAGAAGGGGCGTTGGGATTTTCCAGAATTGAAAGCTATAGCTTTTGAGGAGTACAAGTTTTGGGACCCTGACACTGTAATCATCGAGGCGAAGGCGAGTGGATTACCCTTGACTCAGGAGCTTAGAAATGTGGGTATACCTGTAGTTAACTTTACGCCAAGTCGTGGTAATGATAAGGTTAGCCGAGTACACGCGGTAAGTCCGATGCTGGAGTCTGGAATGGTTTGGGCCCCCGAGGAGACTTGGGCGGATGAGTTAATTGAAGAGGTTGCGGCTTTTCCAAATGGTGAGCATGATGACTTGGTTGACAGCATGACACAGGCTTTAATGCGCTATCGTCAGGGTAATTTTGTTCAATTACCAACAGATGATTGGCAAAACGATGAAGTTTCTGTTAGGGTGCATTCATATTACTAGGAGTGATAGATGGCTAGAGAACCTATTGGCAGTTTAGTTGACCGGAATGTACCGTCCCAACTTGACGAGGAAGACTTGCGCGCTGAGATAGAATTAGAGATACCGGATTCTGGCAGCGAAATTCTATTCACGGATTCTGGTGAAGAGATTGAGATTATTGAAGAGGACAACGGGGACGTTGTAGTAGACTTCGAACCGGGGTCTGACACGGACAGCATGGTTGGTGAGTTTGGTGACAACTTAGCTGAAGAGTTGTCTGAGATGGAGCTTTCTCGTATTTCTGGAGATTTAACGGGTGAGTTTGAGGGTAACAAGGCTTCTCGTCAGGATTGGGAAGACACGTATTCTAATGGTTTAGAGTTACTGGGCTTTAGTTATAAGGACCGGACTCAGCCGTTTCGCGGAGCGAGTGGCGTTACCCATCCTTTATTGGCGGAGGCTGCGACGCAGTTTCAGGCTCAAGCGTTTAATGAGTTATTGCCGTCTTCGGGTCCTGTTCGAACTTCAGTTATGGGCAAGGACACTCGTGAGAAAGCGGATCAGGCGCAACGTGTTCGTCAGTTTATGAATTATTATTTGACCAATGTGATGGAGGATTACACTCCTGACATGGATCAGATGTTGTTTTACTTACCGTTAGCGGGAAGTACCTTTAAAAAGGTTTACTTTGACGAGGCTATGGGCCGGATTGTAAGTAAGTTTGTCCCTGCCGAGCAGTTAGTTGTACCTTATGAGACCTCTGATTTGGACACGTGTCCTAATATTACTCAGGTTGTTCGCATGGGTTTAAACGATTTGCGCAAGATGCAAGTTGGGGGATTTTATTTAGACATCCCTGTAACGCCTGCGCAGCAAGAGTTGGGCACGGTAGAGACTGAGATTGATCGGATCAGCGGGTTTGAGAGTTCTCAGGTTGATTACGACTGCACTTTACTTGAGTGCCACGTTGATTTGGACCTAGAGGGTTACGAGGACACGGACGCTGACGACGAGCCTACTGGTATAAAGTTACCTTATATTGTGACTATTTCGCAGGATAACGGCAAAGTATTGTCTGTTCGCCGGAATTATTTAGAAGACGACGAGTTACGCAAGAAGATCCAGTATTTTGTTCACTACAAGTTTCTTCCGGGCTTTGGCTTCTACGGTCTAGGTTTAATCCATACTATTGGTGGTTTGTCTCGTTCTGCGACTTCTGCTCTGCGTCAATTGATTGATGCGGGTACATTATCTAATCTCCCTGCGGGTTTCAAAGCCCGCGGACTGCGGATCAGGGACGACGACGAGCCTTTACAGCCGGGTGAATTTAGGGATGTGGATGCTCCGGGCGGCGCGATCCGTGATAGTTTAATGCCTTTACCGTTCAAGGGACCGGATCAGACGTTATTTCAGTTGTTGGGTTTTGTTGTTCAGGCGGGTCAGCGGTTTGCTACGATCACGGACATGAAGGTTGGCGACGGCAATCAGGACGCGGCTGTTGGCACTACGATAGCTATGTTGGAGCAGGGTTCTCGGGTAATGAGTGCTGTTCACAAGCGTTTGCATTATGCGATGCGTCAGGAGTTTAAGATACTTGCTCGGGTTATGGGCGAGACTTTACCTTCTGAGTATCCTTATAGTGTTGCGGGCGGCGATCAGACTGTTATGGCGACGGACTTTGACGACCGTGTAGACATTATTCCTGTTTCGAATCCGAATGCGTTCAGTCAGTCTCAAAGGATTGTTTTGGCTCAGACCAAGTTGCAGTTAGCGACACAGGCTCCTGAGATGCACAACATGCACGAGATTTTCCGAGACATGTATGAGGCTTTGGGTGTTACGGATGTTGACCGTATAATGAAGGCGGTTCCGGACGAAGAGGCGCGGCCTTTGGATCCTGCACAAGAGAACATCAACGCCTTAGACAACTTAGTTTTGCAGGCGTTTGCTGGTCAGAACCATCAGGCTCATACTATGGCGCACTTAGTTTTTGGCGCTAGTCCTATGGTTGGACAGTTACCTGCTGTTGCCATGTCTTTACAAAAGCACGTTATGGAGCATGTTAAGATTGGTGCGGAAGAGCAGGCTATGGTTCAGATGCAGCAAGCGGGTCCTATGGAAGCGGACCAGCAAGAGTTGCAGTATCAGACTATGGTTGCTCAGTTGATTGCGGAGGGTATGCAACAGGTTAAGCAGCTTTCCGGACAAATATCTGGTCAGGGCCCGGATCCTTTGGTACAACTCAAGGAGAAGGAATTGGAGATCAAGGCTCAAGCGGAGCAGTCAGATACTCAGATCGACCAAGCGAAGTTGCAGCTTGACGCTCAGAATCAGCAGATGCGCAGCGAGCAGTTCCAACAGCGGCTTGCGAGTCAAGAGTCTCAGACGGACAAACGGATTGATAGCGCAATGCAGCGCGAATTGTTAAAACAGAGAGGACAATAGAATGGCTAAAGTAAAAGTAAACGGGGCCCCTGCGGGTCCATCACCGAAAGCGGTTCCTTACGCTCAGATTGATAAGCAGGGTCGTATTCCTTATGGGAAGACTGCTGAATTTAAGATTCCAACCACTATGAAGCGTGGCACGGTTCGAGGCATGGGCGCTGCTATTAAGGGCGGCGGCTACTGGGAGTGCTAACTTTAAAATAAGCTTTTGGGGAATGCTTAGAAACAATGGCTGTTTTAGAGACTATAGCGGCGGCTAACGCCGCGTACTCAATAATCAAGAAGTGTCTTGAGAACGGGCGCGAAGTAAAAGACATGGTAGGCCATGTCGGCAAGTTTCTCAACGCTGAGGACGAGCTTAAGGATGCCGTAAAGCGTAAGAAGAATAATCCCATCTCTGCTATTACGGGCGGGGCCGAAGGGGATTGGGAAGAGTTCCAAGCCCTTGAGAAATTAAAAGAACAAAGAAAAGAACTAGAGTCTTGGTGTAGATTGTATGGTCCTCCCGGCACATGGGACCGCTGGGTTCTTTGGCAAGCGGACGCTAGAAAGGCTAGAAGAGCAGCTTTAAAACAGAAACAAAAAGAACGCGAAGAGCTTATTGAAATGTTGATGATTTGCTTGGGGTGTTTCTTTGCTGTCTCTTCAATGGCCGCATTGATATATATGGTAGGCAAATACATGGATAAATGGTAATGTTTTTCTTAATGTGGTTTCTATATTCAAACAACGCCGTGGATGTGTACCAATTGGGGCAGTTCAGGACGGACAAGGCTTGCGAAGCTGCAAAATCTGAGGCTATGGTTTTAATAACTAACAGTAAGACGAGAATACTTTGTTTTGAGGTTTTAAGAGATGACTGATTTTGATAAAGCTGACCTTGATAGCAACGGCCACATAGACAAGGCTGAGTGGGACAAGCTTGCTTGGGAAGACAAGCGCCGTCAGATGGACGACGAAGATCACAAGCGAGATGCTCAGTTACGGATGACGTGGTTTGCTTTGTCTGGCATGGTACTTTACCCTTTGATTATTCTGACGTGTTCTATTCTGGGGTTTGACACTGCGGCAAAGTTAATTACGGATATAGCCTCAATATACATTGTGAGTGTTTCGGGTCTGTGCGCCGCGTACTTTGGCTTTAATGCTATGAACAAAAAGTCGGCTGCTCCTGTGTCTACATCAAAGGTGATGGATAAATGATAACTTTATTAGGTAGTTTACTAGGTTTTGGGACATCTTTTCTGCCGGAGATATTAAACTACTTCCGGGCGGGTCAGGATCATAAACATAACCTTGAGCGGATGTCTCTTGAGATGGACATGATGGCAAGGCGCAA